AGCATCGCCGTAAAAAGTTTTTATGGCTTCGTTAAATTGAAGAGTAGATCTGATCATCGTATCTGTAGGAAGAACTATACTACTAGTAAATTCTGTTCTAGTAGGTATGTACCTATCTTTATACGCTGTATTGTAAAGTCCAAAAGCCTCTGTACTCTTTGATAGATTAGATTGGTCTTCTATATTAGCGTTAGCCGATATAGCAACCATATTTGAAAGTTTACTACTTATCTCTGTTCTAATTTCTAAATTTCTAGCTATGGATCCGTTTCCAAAAAGAGGCAATCTGCTTCTGTTAGAGACGTCCTTTTCATCTGGAATGGCTTTCAAATATCTCTCTTCTAAATTGGGAGTCATTTGATCATCTACGATGTGTGCAGCATTAGCGTTATCATCATAAGCAAATCTAAACACATTTATGTCTCCCAAAGACTTATTTATATCTGATAAAATTTGTTCTAAAAACTCCCTAACATAAACGTCTCCAGATCCGTTGCTTTTGCTAAAATTTCCTACTATCCTTAGTAGATAGTCGCAACTAATCAATATATTCATTGTTCTTCCTCTGTAAGACTCTTGTACGCTTTCTCCTGTTTTAAAAAGCATTAATCCCCCAGATATTCTATCTCTTATGGCATCTTTAGAATCACTTTCATTTATTGGAGTATATACTGGGGGTGTCTCAGAAGATCCGCTAACAGCTTTTATAACTAGTTTACTAGAAATAACTTTTTTTGTTTTTGAGTCTGATTCTTCTCTTATACCTACTGTAGATGGTTCCAATATAGATACGAAGTCTTCGTTAGTTCCTTGAAAAGGAATTAGTATATCGTATGGATTGGTAGAAAGGTGCTTTGCATTAGACAAGCAAAGATTAGATTTATGATTAAAATCTAAGTACACGATAGGTTTATTATCGTCGTACATTGTGCACATGTGATTTAGAATCATTATCACTAATCCAAGAGGAACGTAAACAGGATGATTTAGCTGACTTCCTTGAAATATGCCCTGATTAAATTCGTAGGGCACCGTGTAGGTTCTCATCAGATAGTCATAATCCACTGCTAAATTTCCTTTTAGTAAATAACTAGCCGTAGCCGTATTTCCTAACAATCCAAAATGAAATCCGAATAGCGCTCTGATGAGCATCATCTCCTCCTTGTCTGCAAAAGTTCCGGTTCTTATATTTTCATCGTAAGCTAAACATCTATCGACAACATAACCGCTAGGATCTTTCGTAGACGCTTCTTTACTTAACGTTATAAGATCATTAAGCATGCTAGAAAAAAGACCGGAATCAAACAATTTTTTCGTGAATTCAGAAAATACTTTTTTATCTAACAGCTTTAATTCTTTAACTTTATGATCATTTTCTATTCCTTGAGATATAGACTGATCTAGAGAATAAAGTTGCAATACTCTTATCATCACCTCGAAAGCAGATCTATACTTTTCTGTTTCTGTTTTTTGAACGTCTGATACTTGTAATGTGGGTGTTGGGGGTTCTACTTGAGCAGCTCCAACTGCTGGGCCCGTATTTGGACCTGCTGGGCTAGAAGTTCCTACGAATTCTATGGGTTCTATAACTTCTGCGGGAACAGTAAAACTTTTTATTTCATCACTATTATTAAAACTAAGTTCTACGTATAATGAAAAAGTAACATTTTCATCTACTATAGAATCGGGTGATTTTTTTCCTTTAGTAACGGTTCCATCTGGGTTTGTCACGTCTGGTGCAGCAGTTCCTGATTTATTTACTTTTACGGATCTTGTGAAAGGCACTGTAAAGGTAATGGTGGTTGTCGTTTCGTTAGGTAAAGCGTCTACATTACTTATAGTAAAAGTATTTTGAGGAGTATTCAAAACATTTTTCAACTGAGTAACAAAGGTTGGTGTATCTATATAGTAAAATGAACTATTTGTATAAGTAAGTCCCTGTTTTGCGGCTCCAAAAGAATCTACTATGTCCTGTCTATCAGAAACAGCCCACAATTTTCTTTTTATTCTAATATTATAATTTCTGCCATTTGTACTTGGATAATTGATAGTTATTTCACCTGTATCGTTTTTCTTATCTAGTTCTGTTTCTCCTGTTGCTACTGTAGTATTGGAAAAAAAACTGGGTATGCCCTCAATAATAAACTTAACAAGACTAGTTACCGGTTTAACTAACGTGTCCTTTGCATTTTCTAAATAATTAGAAGGAAAATTCCACACTCTAGGATCTGAAAGTCCTGATCCTGCTCCTTTTTTCACTGTGTCGAATTTTTTAATTAGATGAGCAGAATCTAAAGTAACTTTTACTGACGGTAAATACTTAGAATCTAGAGGAATGAAGCCTTTTTGTTTTCTAATAAAATATACCCATCCATAAGCCTCGGTATTAAACGCTGCGTCTATAGTTGCGTAAGATTCTGTAGAAGTTGAAGGTAAAGACACTTGTCCTCCTGAATATTTGTTTGCTCTATCAGGATAGTAAGATATGTATTTGTTAAAGAAGTCATCTGCTTTTACTTTTTGAGGTTTTTTTTCTGCTGGAGGCGCGGCCGCAGCTGCAGCGGCGGCGGCTGCCGCTTGTTCTTTGGCGATTCTCTGTTTTTCTAATTGCGTTAGCGTATTTACCAATCTTTTCACTACCTGTTCTTGCAAATCAGGAAGAACTCTTGGATTATTCATTTTCATGTTAGAAATGAGTACTCCCAAAGATATCATTTTCAAAGTACAGTCGTATCCGCCTTCTTGATTGTAAGTAAAATTAAAATTAGTAACCACTCCCAACATGGCGTCGTAGTTACCTTGTAGTTTTCTTATGTTGTTTGATATCTTGTTGTAGATATCTTCTTTGGTCAATCCTTTTTCGAAAGGATCTATGCTATAATCTTCAGTAGAAACTAATTGTCCTGTATCGGAATCATAGTAGTTAGTGTGGCCCCATTCTAAAAACATAGTGTATCCTAGTTTGAAGTACAAAGCATCTATGATGTCTAATTGAGCTTTATCCCAAACTTTTATTTGTATCTCTGCTGCCTTTATTGATCCCAGTTTACCTTGAGTTTGCACCTTTACGCTCTGTATACCTGGCATGGGACGATATCCGTAGTTTTTTGTTTCTGAATTTCCTGCTACGTTATAAGCTTCTGAGAATCCATTTCTTAAATCGTAGGAAAAGGGTCCATTGCTATTTGAATATTTTGAAACTCCGCCTTGTAGAATAAAAGACTTAGAAAAACTAGAAGGATCAGTTATTTCCAATCCCATGTCTCTAAAATATTGTTTTGCGTTATCTTTGATGATATCTACAGAAGACACCATCCTAATCCACGCAGATCTATTCGCTCTAAAAAGTATATTTTCATTTGGTTTACTAGGATTTTGATTTTGCACTCTCAACTGTTCGGATCTCTTTTCCAATTGCCTTATTATCCACTGAGGAATGGGTACTCCCAAAGCGTTACTGGTTCTAGATTCGTTTATCATAACTATCTAACTGTGTTTACTGATTGATACTGATTTATTATAGACCGTATATCTGAAGGAATCCTTAATTGAGTTCCTGGTTCGGGATATAGAGAATCTCCAGAAATTCCATTCGCTGAGGGAATTATCCACCAAAGAGTTGGGTCTCCGTAAAAATTATTTGCTAGTATATCAAATCTGTCTCCCAAAGTAGTGATAACGTAGTTGTCTTTTTCGGAGAAAGGAATATCAGGATATATGTTGTTATAATAATATAAACTTCCTGTTCCGCTATATCTAGTTTGTTCTATATTTTGATACCTATTCATTTATTTTTAATTATTGTCATAGCCCCGTTTGAGATATATTCCTAATTGCGTTTGCTGCTTGAGATCTTCTCATTATATCTTGTGCTTCAGCGTCTGTTACACCCCTATAATTCCTTTCGTTTATTTTTAGATACTCTTCTCTGTAATCTGTAATAAAAGGAACGTTTGTGTTGAACTGATTTTCTCTTCTTGGTAAGAAATCTTGAATCGGTTTGAAACTACATTGCACATTCACTACGTGAGGAAGCTGTTTTAGAGAATCATTACTAAGTATTTCCCAAGATGATCCATCATCAACGGTGATATTGACGTTTTCCAGCATTCCTGCAACTCTGTATAAGTAATCTCCTATAGTCAATCTTATAACAGGAGCTCTCATAATTCCGTAAGTCTCAGAGTAATCGGGATACACTTGAGATATTAATTGATTGAGCTTTGTATATAAAGGTCTTTGATCTTCCGCTGATTCTATTGCTATTTTAAAAGAGAATCCTATAGTTCTACTAACTCCTTGATATGTGTAAAAGTCTTCTCCTCTTCCCTGATATTTAAAAGGTTGTATGGAAGCTTGATGATTATCTGACATTCCTGATAAATACGCTCTAAAAAATATAGCCCAAGACAGAGTGCTATCTGAATTTTCTATCGCTTCAAAAACGAATTTTATAATATCTTTAGTGGATTCTGTATTGTACTCCCAAGGAGCATTCTCGTTATCAAAAAGAAGAGGAATCAATTCGTTCATTTTATCTTGTCTTCCTTTCACAGTAAGACTGTAAACGTCTTCGCGCGTTCTTATCGACTCGTTAGGAATTCTGTAATCTTGAATGAGCGTGCTTTTCTTTCCATCGGCTACTTTATTTAAGCTTTGCTCCATGATAGTATCGTAAGTCATAGAGAAACTTGTGTTTACTTTAGAAGCCTTAGAAGTATCTTCGTATCTTTTAATCGTAGTAGATCCTATTCCGTATACAGAATTTGGTCCTCCTAAGTAGTTGAACATTAAATTTCTATTCAAAGAGATACCAAGCTTATTTACTTGATTGATGTCAACTACTGCTCTAGAAGCGTTAGTAGAAAGTTTCAATCTTTGAAGAATCAAAAGTCTATTTACTCTTTCTACTGCGTTTGCATCTAATAAAGATTGCGCTCCAACGATATCTTTGTAATATTTAGAAGCAAGATCTATGGGAAAAATTCCGTGTCTAACCAAATGAGTTCCTGTTCCTTGAACTCCTACTTGAGTAAGAGTATTTATTCCGTTGTTATAAATTCTAGTGTTTTCTAATAATCCTGCTATTACGTTACTATTAGGTACTACTTGAAAGCTGTTTCCTGTTTCAATCTTTGGATTGCTAAGTTGTAGACCGATTTGCTTTTGTAGAAAAGCTGTTCCCCTTGGTTTGCTTTCGAAAAACTTCTTTATTCTAGACTTGTCTATCTGACTTGATAGAGTAAATGTTTGAGTACCCAAATCAAATTTCAATCCTCCACCTCTGATAGGAAAATCTGGATTCGTTCTGTTTCCTTTATAAAAATCCAATATCGTTACTGGAGTGCCTTTATCTTCTATAGGAAATTGAATGAAGGGTTGTCCAGACCATCCTCCTCCTGGTTGATCTGCTCCGTACTTCAATGATTTTAAATTAGTTTTTAGATCTATAAGTGGCATCTATTATCGCTATTGTGTTGGGTTAACCGTATTTTTTGTGGACATCTGTTGATCTACGTTAGCTCCTTCGTTATATCCCGAATAAGACACTACGAAAAGCTCTCTATCTCTAATCTTGACTGTAACGTTAGGAGTGCTTATTCCCATAGCGGAAGAGTAATTTTTCTTGCCACCTGCGCCTCCTTCATTTCCAGAAGAAGATCCCGCGCCTCCAGCCTGCTCTTTCGCTGCTGAAAACGAAAGATCTCCTCCCATTGCACCTATTCTTTGCGCTACTCTAGCGGTTGTTTCTTGTATTATGTCTCCTCTGTCTAACCACTTTTGTTTATCGGTAAAAGGTAAGTGAGATATAAATCTAGCTACATCGGCTAGCAATTCTCCAGTAAACGCGATGAAGTTCGATATCGCATCTCTTATATATCCTATTATGCCTCTTATAGTTTCTGGATTGGATATCTTTTCTACAAATTTTTCTATTTTACCTATAATTCCGGTATTCTCTACAAAATCTGAGATTGATTGCTTTATCTTTTCTATAAATGCAGCAATCTTCTCTTGCGTACTAGCATTAACTAAATTTTGATATGCTTCTTCTCCTATTGCAGCGGAAAGCTCTTTTTGAGTTTTATATTTCTGAAGTCCTAACCTCAACTGTTCCCGTGCGTTGTCAGTATCTTTTGCACCGAGCTTAGATAACATCTCTTGTTTCTTCAACATATCGCCCATTTGATCCCTACTCATTCCCATAGCGCTTGCGAGAGACTCTTGTTGAATCCTATTCATATTCATGAAATCTGCAGTAGACCCAACTTGCTTATTGATTTCTGCAGCTGCTCCGGCAAGATCGTTGTTTAAAAACATCTCTCTTGCCTTCGTTAGATTTATGTCTTTTCCGGTCAATAGCTGAGCTTCGAATTCTTTTGATATACTGGATTCGAAGTCTAAGAAAGAATCGGCCATGGAATCTAGCTGCTTAAGCTCTAGACCCATAGCTTTTACAGTCAATAAAGATTTAGTAAGTTGAGCGGGATACTTAGCAAATTGTAATCCTAAAACTCCTCCCAAACTAGATGCTTCTTTCAGTATCTTTCTGTTTTCAAACTGAATTCCCGTGGCTTGCTTCAACCCTCTTACTTGCGCAAAAACTGATTTTACAATCGTCTCGTTAGATTTTCCATTTATTATAGAAGACTCTGTTATGGAAGCAATCGTGTCCGCTTCTACGCCAGCAATATCTTTTAATTTGATATTAGTTGCTAAATTTTTGGTAGAAATTTGATTGGTTATTCCCAATAAACCCACCAGATCTGTTTGAGCTTCTATGAGCTTTTGAGTATTTACGAAAAGATCTCCGTTGGCTACGTTGATGTTCGCGTATTGCATTTTTAATTGCCTAGCCTGTTCGGTAGACATGTTCATCGCTCTTGCGAACTTAACTGTTTTATCTTGTATTCCTATTAGGTAATCGAATACAGATTTTACACCTTTTACTACGCCTGCGATTGCTCCTCCAACAAGTGGAATCATGGTTAGAGGATCTGTCAAAGCTTCCATAACTCCTCCACCCGCGGCTTTGGCTAATCCTCCAAGCTTATCTCCAAAACTTAATTTTTTATTCTCTTCGTTTAGCTTTCTTGCTTTTACTACCATGTCTTCGTAGTACTCATTGCCCAACCCTAATTTTTTAGCGAAAGCTGCAAAAAGCGTACCTGTTAATCCCAGTTGCTTTTGTATCGCTTTCTCGTTTTTTAAAGTTTCTTGCCCCTCTTCAACTTCTTTTCCTGCCACTTTTACAGCAGCTTTTGCGTACTCTAAAGACTGTAATTCTATGTTTGCAGCTATTTTAGATTCGTTAGCGAGTATCTTTTTTTGAACTATCTGCTTTTGCGTATCGTTTCTTGCTTTGCTATATAGTCTAGCTAATTTTTCTTGCTCCTTCAGCATATCTTTTGATTCTTCTGATAGGGCTTTTTCTAGCCTAACTACTTTTTCTTTGGCTATGTATTCTTTTTCGTTTAGCTTAGTTAGTTCTCTCTGTACTTCTTTTACATTAACAGAGCTCTTATTCATAGAATCTAGTCTAGCAGCTATTTTTACATAGTGCTTATCCATAGAATCTAATTGTTTATTAGCCTCTTTTAGTAAATTGTTATAATCTCCTTCAGTTTCTATTAAAGATTTTAATCCCTTTTTTAGATCGTCGTAATTTAAAGGGTTTTGCTGATTTGGAGTATTTCCTGGTGGTGTAGCCATTTTTATCTATAAAGATAAATATTTAACCCTTGGATTTTACCTTACTTACAAAGTCGTAGTCTTTAGAAGCCTGCTTAACAAAATCTGGAATTTTGAATTTATTCATATCGGTTTTTTCGGTTACTTTTTGATTCTGTTGATCACGCATTTCTTGCACTTTATTCAAATATTCCTTAATTTTCTTTAAGTTAAACCTTCGATGAATTACCGGCATATTCCAGACTTCGGAATAAGTGAATCCACCTCCTCCGTGATAAGTAAGCTCAAAAACCTCTGTCATGAATGCGGGCTTATAGTCCGCTCCCGGGAAAAAAGAACTCCGCTCCCATCGGCATTTCTGTTTCTACTTCTGTTCCGTCTTTAAGAGTAAATTGTACAGTCATATCGATGTCTGGAGTCATCTGGGCAATGTATTTTCTCAATGCCATAGAATGTATCGCAAGCAAAGCGCCGCTGTCAATGAAGTCCCTGACTGTTTTGGTCGAGTATTCACCGTTCACTGAAGTGATTTGATGCTTCAACCTTGTGCTAAGCTGGCCTGCATCTTGTCCAATGGACTTTTTTACACCCTTAATCTCTTCGTCGATCTTTTTATCGTCTGCTACGGTCAAGATCTTAAAAGTCACGACGTTTTTTGAGTTGGGGATTGCGAACTCCAACTCATTGCTGTTGTTAAACTTACTAAAATCGACTTCCTTGTACTTTAAAGTTTGCAAATCGATCGTAACATCTTCTGTTTCGTTAGTATTGGGGTTCCTATACGTAAAAGTGTAGTCTTTACCGTAAGAAAGTACCCTAGCTGCGATCAAAAGAGCGTTTCTGTCTCCAAGAGTCAACTCTTCATAGTTAATAGGAGACTTGATTAGACTTTTTAGCATTTTTTCGATAGCTAGACCCTGTCTGAGAAGGTTAACGTTAGTTAAGATGTCCTCCTCTTTAGCAGTCATGTATTTCATTTCGATCTCTCCTACTGATAGAGGATTTTCTTTAGCGTAAACGAGTCCTTTTGAAGGAAGATCTACCATCTCGGTAGGAATTGTAAACTTTGATTCTGACATAAATTATTTCTTTATATATAAATATATAAAATCAGATTTTTTTGCACAAAAAAAAGACCGCAGTGTTGCGGTCTTCTTCTTATTTTTATTTTTATATCAGTAGTTAAGGATGCAATAATCCATTCCTATGGTTAGCGTGATCTCTGTAGGATCTATGCTTGACCAATCGTAAGCTCCAAAGTTTGTTTCGTTGATGAAAGCTCCTTTGATTATCCACTCAGAAACGATGTCTCCCACTGGACCGATGATAGAAAGATTGAGGTCTTTCTTATAAAAGTCAGAATAGCCATCGCGACCAGTAACTGATTCGTGATGAAGGCGCACCCATTCCATAACAGCCTGTTGGCCAGAAGGAGATATCGGATTGTAAAGAGAAAGAGTCATGTTTCTCCACTCAGCCTTTCCTTTTAGCTTGCGATACACATTGATGTGATCGAGCTTGATCTCTCCAAGAGTTACGCCTGGAGCGTCTGCCTTTTTGATCATGTAAGACGGAATACCGTCAATATACATTACGAACCTGTTGTTTACTGTAGGTTCAAAGGCCGTATACATTATTTCTGATGGATCCAGTACTGGCATCTCTATTAATTTTTGTTCTTTTATAAATATTCAGAACTTATTTTTTCTTAGCGTCGGCCTTCTTTTTAGCTTCTGCTTCCTTTTTCTTTTTGTCTTCAGCCTCTTTCTTTTTCTTGGCTTCAGCTTCTTTTTTCTTCTTCTCTTCAGCCTTCTTCTTAGAAGCGTCTTTAACTGCTTCCATCAAAGTCTCAAGATCGAGAGCTTCTTCCATCTCTTCTACTTCTGCTACTGGAGCTTCACCGCCACCAACTTTTACGCCACCTTTTTCTGCAGCTGCTGCAAGTTGGGCTTTCTTCTTGGGATCTTTAATCTTGGCCATGATGGCTTTGATTCCCTTTTCGATCTTTGGAGCTGCGATGATACCGCCTGCTAGCATTCCAACTAGGGCAACGCCTGCAGTGAATGGATCGATCTGAGCGATCTTATCGATTCCAGGGATGGAGCTCAATACGTCCATAGCGCCTTGGAACTTTGGATCGAACTCGTCAAGTTGTTCTTCTAAATCATTTTCAAGATCGTAATTACCTTCTTCCATTGAGTGTTTTTTATCAAGTTCTGCTTGAATTGCTTCGTAGAGGTGCTTTGGTACTCTAACTCTTACTTTTGTATTTTCTGTGAGTTTCATTTTATTGTTTTGTTATTTTTATGCTCCGAATGTTGTTCCTGTTGGCAAGATGTTGAAATCAAGTTGGATGAATTCCGCTACTCTTGTAGGCTGTAGGTATATTGTACCAACCAATTGGTTCCTGTCGACTACGTCTGGTGTGTTGTTTGTTTCGTCCATTACAACTTGGAAAGAGTATAGACCCTGACGCTGTTGTACTGATTCAAGGTAAGGATTCACTTGATTAAGGAATTTGTTCCTTGTTACTTGAGTGTTTGGTTCGAATACGATGGTTTCTCCAATTTGACCTATGTAACGCTTAAGCGCTATCAACAACCTTCTAACGTTCACCCTATCGAGAGCAGATGCCCTAGACTGAAGGGTCTTTTGACCGTAGATAACCGTACCAACTCCAGGGAAGGTAGCGATCGGGTTGACTTTGGCTACGTATAGTGTGTTCCTATCGTCTACGCTAAGCCTTCTTTCAGGCCTTAGAACTGTAGACATTCCACCGCGATTAAGACCTGCTGGTGCGAACCACTCAGCGCTTACCTTATCGTTGTACTCGTAAACTGCTGGTACCAAAGTAGAAGCAGGAACGAAGTTTAGTTTTCCGGTTTCGCGGCTTGCGATCTGTACCCATGGCCAGTAAGTGGCTGCGTAAGAGTTATCGTAAGATTGGGCGTTTCCTATAGCCGTGCTTATAGTTTGGCCGAAAGAAGTGACGTCTACTACTGCGATGGCGTCTCCGCGATTTTGAGCGACGCTCATTACGTCCGTTACTACAGAAGGAGCGTTTTGAGTGTTCAAACCTGGTACGTAGATCACGTTGAAATCGTAAGCGTCGGCGTTTGAAAGCAAGCTGGTTGCCACTGCGTAGTCTCCGATAAACAATCCCTGTACGTTAGACTGGACTCCGTTTGTTTGCTCGTTGGCTACTGTGGTTTTTATGTTTTCGAACAAGTTTATTCCTGCTCTACCGTAGCATCCCCAAAGATTACCAGTTGCAGCTCCGAAAGTTCCTTGAGCTGATCCAGAACCAACTTGAGGTATGGATGATGTGTATTGAGAATAAGGCTGACCGTACTGGTTTAGGTAGTTAGGAGTTGGCGTCATAACGCGCTTAACTCTCACGTACTTAGACTTGTTAGGATAGTAACCAGAAGGTTGCAAGTAATACTGTCCGTTCTCTAGCACAGGTACCTCTTTTGCATCTCCTATGACGTAGGATATGTAGTTTGTTTGGTTTGGATCCAGAGATATGTTGTTCCAAGTTTCTAGAACGGTCTTGTTGTTGTTGTAGTCGTCTCCGCGTCTGATGATCAAGCTAAAAGTTCCTGATCCTGTATCTGCGTTTGTAACTTCCCACCTGATGTTGGCAGAAGATCCAGAAGGTAGAGCTCCGTTAACTGTTAGAGCAAGACTACCGTTGTTGTTCATCACTTCACCTTGGGTGATAGTCTCTAGTTCGAAGGCAGAGTTGTTAGTGTTAGTAGTACCTCCAGAAAGAGTAGCTTTTACGACTGCTGATCCTGTAGGCTGACCTATGTAAAGACCGGTGTAAACTTTAATTCCGTTTCCTACTGTTCCTGCAGATGCGCTAAGCACCAAAGAAGTTCCGTTAGAAGACAGTGTGAACAAGCTAGCCAATTCGGTGTTGCTGTTAAAAGTGCTTATCAACGAAGAGGTCCACTGATTCAGCGTGTATCCGTTACCAGAGTTAGGACTAAAGTATCCGTAATCTAGAGTGGTAGAATAATAGTTGTAATTGAATCCCCAATCGGCGCCTGCCAAGTAGTAGTAGTTGTTGTTTCCGTCTACCACTGTGAAAGCGAATCCTGAACCGGTATCAGCTCTTGTAAATCCTGCTGTATTGATGGTTGCGGTTGCTCCAGTTCCTTGGATTGCAACAAGGTTGTTACCTATGGAAGCGGTTGCTGAAGTATAAGATCCTGATGCTACACGTGTAACCAAAAGGGAATCGCCACCCTGTTCAAAGTAGTTGAGCGCAGCGATAGAAGTCAAGTATTCGTAAGAAGATCCCCCGGAAACGAAAGCCGCACCGAACTGAGCTTTGAAATCAGAGTACGAAGTCACCAAAGTTGGGATATTAACGGGTCCAGTTACTGTTGGACCTACTATAGCCGCACCAGCTTCAACTGGACCTTGTGTTATTTGGGATAAATCGTTCTCGGATACAAATACTCCTGGAGATAATAGAGTTTCTGCCATTTATTTTGTTTTTATCTAGCAATAAATATCGAAACTTTTTTCAAAACTTCTTATTCTACTACGGTGAATTCTCCGGTCTCTAAATTAATGCTGATAT